ATGCACCAGCTTACGAATAAACAGTACGAAGAATATCAGCGCCTGTGCCACGCTCGTGATCATGGACAGATGCTGACACCGGATGGCCTGCGGCTCGTCTGTGCCGGATTCGATTATGATCCGGAAGCCATCGGGAAGCATATGCTGGAGACGCTGATGAAGGTTCAAACAGAAGAATCAAACAGCACTTATCAACTTCACCTATAAAAATCAGCCGCTCAGGAACTAACCCCAAGCGACTGACCATTGTGTTTCATCCGTTATTTTCTTCTGTCTGACTTTCTGTGGGTGTCTGATTGGATGTATCTGCTACAGGCACGTTTCCTCCGGTTTCGGCTGTAATTCCTTCACTCGGTTTGCAGTCAGAGACTGACAGGTCTGTCATTGCTCTTTCAGATGCTGGCGTGAGTGAAATGGAAGCCCCACTGCTCGTTTTCGCTCTGAGATCATATTTCGAATCCAGAATCTCATAAATTACTGCACTAAACAGTGATCCGAAGATTGCCAGCCGGATCGTACCACCTTTTCCGGAAAAAATGTCAGCCATTGCCTTGATCGCTTCACTCATAAATATCGTCTCCCTTCGTGGGTGTTAAACTCTTTAACCATGTTTCAAAATCCTTCTTTGTCATGCTGTCATTCAGCACTTCCTGTTTCTTACTGTCGGTTTCGATCTGTAACGTACTGATAAGCCCTGACACCTCGTCAGCCCTGTCTGGATGCCGCCGTTTCTGGTTATATAGCCTTCCGTATGCGTTCTTAATTAGACGATCCAGATCGTTTTCTTTGAGCTTCTTCCGGTGCAGCAGCTGAGGATAATAATCTTTACACAGCCGCGACGGGTTTTGCGGCGACGGGAAACTACAGTATTTTGCATCTGACCTTTTCGCCGTGAAAAACTTACCGCAGTCAGGGTTCTGACACCGCCTTATAACCACGTCAGAACTTTCTATATGAGCAAACTCAAATATCACGAGAGAGAGGAAACTGCTTATTACATAGTAATTATTCATCCCGCCAGAGGCATCCAGTATGGACTTCATTTCTATGCCCGGAACGATATCCGGATTCTGCAGGCTGCCGAGCAGATCATTGTATGTCGCATTTTCCTGTTCATCCGCCGCACCCGATAATGTCGCTGCCAAAGCGGTAAAGAAGCTGAGGGCATTTACCAGGTCTACATAGTAGTTATTGAAGCAAAGGCGAAGAAAAGTGCCGACATTTGAGAACCCGATATCATTGAACGGCATATCTACCTCACTGACCCTCCGTAGCTCTTCCTGAAGGAGTCTCGCCATACTCTGACTGTCGAGTGCCCGGTATTGTTCTATTACTCGGATGAAGCTGCCCTGTGCGATCCGTTGCGCCGGATAGAAGTCGTCGTAGAGAAGTGAGGAGAGAACATAGCGCTCCGCTTCCTCAATGCTGTCCTGCGTCAGAGCATCTTCGTTCATAGGGCAGGCGTAGATGCAGTTATGAAGGATACGGCTGATGTCATCAAGGATCTCTCCCTGAAAAATAAGACACATCAGGTTTCCGACCGGGTAGCTGGAATCTTCTTCATACCGAGATGTTAATACGCGGTTCTTGCCATCCTCATATGAAATTATCAGACCGTTCGTACGCATACCTGAACTCCTTTCCCTGATGCAGGCTGGTGGCCGTGCAGTTACATCAGATGTTTTATCGCTAACGACAGTTTGAATTATAACAGAAAAGGCAATAAAATAAAGACTTTCTGTTACATAACAGATAACGATAGATAAATGTAAATTATATATTGGTAACAATTATATCATTAAAAGCGCCCCAACGGAATGAAAACCGCCAGAGTGCTTATAGGTCAGGTGAGCTTTTATGCCTTGATGGTCTGACCGTTGCGGAAGGTCACCTGAATGTCATCGGCAGCATTGATCGTAATGAAGTCTACCAGCCCGTTGAAGCTGTCGAGACTGAACTCTGTGATCTGATCGGGCAGTTTCTTGAAAGCCCGGATGAAGTCTTCGTAGTTGCCTTTCTGCGATTGAAGCTGGCTGATCTGCTCATTCAGTTCGTCAAGCCGGTCTTTGAGGGTTTCGTACCGGGCGGTGAGGTCATCGTACTTTTTCTGGTAGACTTTCTGGTCGAGGGCGACGTGGGCGTTGTCGTAGATGTTCTGCTGGACAGCATCGGAAACAATCTGAGCTTCTTCCAGCAGCCTATCCCGTTCGGCCTCCTGCTCCGTGGTATCGAAGAGCAGCTCCATCATCGCTCGTCCGTTGGCGATGACCGCGTCCTTTGTGGCCAGCAGCTTGTTTGCCGCCGACAGGAATGCATCCTGAATCTGCTCGTCGGTCAGGTGCGGAGTGGTGCAGCGCTTGTCGCCGTCGAATTTGTGATTGCACTGCCAGATGATCCGGCGGTACTTGTCGGTCGAGTGCCAGACCTTTGAGCCGTACCAGCTGCCGCATTCTCCGCAGCGGATTTTGCTGGAGAAAGGGTGCACGCCGCTGTGATATTTCTTGCCTCTGCCGCGCTTGGCCATCTCGCGCTGTACCATGTCGAACTTCTCCGGTGGGATGATCGCTTCGTGGTTTCCTTCCACATAGTACTGCGGGATCTCGCCCTCGTTCTTTTTCTGCTTCTTCGTCAGGTAGTCGACCGTGAAGCGCTTCTGTAGCAGGGCATCGCCTTTGTATTTCTCGTTGCTGAGAATGCTCTTGACCGTGGAAATGCTCCACTTATCCTTGCCGCCCGGTGTCTTGATGCCATTATCGGTGAGCTTTTGCGCGATGCCGTGGTAGGTCAGGCCTTGCAGGAACATATCGTAAATGTTCCGGACGGTTTCTGCCTGCTCTAGATTGACCACCAGCTCGCCGTTTGCACCTCTGTCATAGCCGAGGAACCGGTTAAACGGAATAGTGACCTTGCCGTCTGCAAAACGCTTTCTCTGGCCCCACGTGCAGTTCTCGGAAATGCTGCGGCTTTCTTCCTGCGCAAGGCTGGACATGATGGTCAGGAGCAGTTCGCCCTTGCCATCGAAGGTCCAGATGTTTTCCTTCTCAAAATACACCTCGATACCTTTTTCCTTGAGCTGGCGAATGGTGGTCAGGCTGTCGACGGTGTTTCTGGCAAAGCGGCTGACGCTCTTGGTAACGATGAGGTCTATCTGCCCGGACAGAGCGTCCGCGACCATTTTCTTGAAGCCCTCGCGGTGCTTGGTGCTGGTGCCGGTTATGCCTTCGTCGGTGTACACGTTCACGAACTCCCAGTCATCCCGGCTCTTGATGTAATTGGTGTAGTAGTCGATCTGCGCCTCGTAGCTCGTGAACTGGTCGTCGTGATCCGTGGAGACGCGGGCGTATCCTGCCACCCGGCGCTTTTTCTGCTCCGTAATAGGAGAAGCGGTAAAGCGCGTCAGCGTGGCCGGGATGGTTTTTACTTTTTTGCCTTGGTTGATGCCCAATATTTTTCACTCCTTATCTTCTTCATGTTTTCGCTCATTTTCTGCTTGCGTTCCTCGGTGAAGCTGGCCTTGATGGCCTCGACCTGCTTTTCCCTGCGCTCCGGTGTCCATCCCGGCATCCGGCGCTTGGTGCTGTAGGTCATGGCCTCCTCATGGCCGTCGTAGAAGCAGAAGGTAATGTGGCCACCCGGTGAGATGGAAACGTGGTCTATTTTCTCTTTGAAAAGCTCCTCGTCCAGCATCTCAAGGCCGAGCGCCTTCGCGGAAAGCTCCCGGAGCGTATCCTCGTGGATGCAGTTGTTGCTGCAGGTGTTTGTGGTAGCACAGGCGTAAAGGTGGTACTTCTCGCCAGTGGATTTCTTCCGGGTCTGCCTACGGTAGTTATTGCCACACTCGGCGCATTTGAGCTTTGCCGTGAAGCAGGATACATCGTCACGCTTAATGGCGTGGTTCCTGCGGTAGGCCGAGGCCTTATTCCTGGCTTCCTCTGTCCATGCATCCTTCTTGGCAGTGCTTACCCATGTGAGGGTTTTGAGCGTGCCGTCTGTCATGTGGAAATTGAGGATACCCTGCTCCGGAATGGTTATGACCTCGATCTGCTTTGCGAAGGCATCCTCGTCAAATTTCTCAAGGCCGAGTGCCTCCGCGCATTTTTGCCGGAGTATGTACTCCGGGATCTCCATCGCCTTGCACTCGCCGTTTTTCTTTTTGCTGGAACCGCATACCCAGCCGACCAGCTGATCGTCGAGCTGTGTCATTTTTGCCCGGTTCTTTCTGGTGTTCCGGACGTAGCTCTTGCCGCATTTCTCACACTTGAGCTTTGCCGTGAAGCAGGTGATGTTCAGGCTCTTGTTGGCAAAAGCTCCAAGCTTCCTGCGTCGTGCCATCTCGTCCTGCACATATTGGAAGGTCTCCATCGGGATAATGGCCTCGTGGGTGTTCTCCACGTAGTACTGCGGCAGCTCTCCGTGGTTTTTCTTGCGCTTCTTGGAAATCGGGTCTGCGATGTATTCCTTCTGCAGGAGCATGTTCCCGGTGTAGGTAATGTTGGAAAGCACGACCTTGATATTGGAATCCACCCAGCGGCAGCCGTCCCTCGTGGTGATGCCTTCGGTGGCAAACTCGCGCTCCGTTTCGAGGCGGGACTTCCCATCAAGGAAGTTCTGGTAGATGCGCTTTACGATGACAGCCTCCTCCGGGACAATGACCAGCTGATCACCTTCCCAGCGGTAGCCGTACACCCGAAAGTGTCCGTTCGGAGTGCCTTGCTCCATGCGTTTGCGGACTCCCCATTTTACATTGGTGCTGATGCTTTCCGATTCCGACTGTGCGAAGGAAGCGAGCAGCGTCAGCATGACCTCGCCGTCGCCGGAGAGGCTGTCGATGTTTTCCTTTTCAAACCGGACGCTGATGCCAAGCTCCTTTAGGTGCCGGACGGTGTTCAGCAGGTCTACGGTATTGCGGGCAAAGCGTGAGATGCTCTTGGTCAGTACAATGTCGATCTTGCCAGCTTCGCAGTCGGCAATCAGGCGCTGAAACTCATCGCGCTTTTTGGCGATGGTGCCGGTTATGGCCTCGTCAGCATAGACGCCGACATATTCCCACTCCGGATTCTTCTGAATGAGCTCCGAATAGTAGCTGATCTGAGAGGAGAGGGAATGGTGGAGCCGTTCTGTTTCCATTGACACACGGGAGTAGGCTGCGACCTTTTTTCTGGTCGGAAGTGCCGGTATCTGCGGCTCTATTTTCGTGATCTTCGCCATTTGAATCACTCCTTTCCAGCTACTATACATCACTCTAAAAGCCCGATTTATCAAGCGTCTTCGGGAAATAATGTGCCGAATATCGGCTGGTATTTCTCCCGCATTTTTGTATCAATTATGGCGTATTGTTCCTGCGTGATTAGTCCCTTTTTAAGCATGGAACGGAACATATTCATGGTCGCTTGGTAGAGCTTTTCACGCTCGAACTGGTCTTCATTCACGGCCATCACCGCCTTTGAAGCGGTCTGCGATGTAGCAGACATGGGAGCAGTATTTTCTGTGCGCATTTCCATAAGCTGTGAATTCCTTTCCGCAGCAGGCGCAGGTAAAGTGATAGATGGCCTTCTTGTTCACCATTTCAGGATGCGCGTTCCACCAGCGCACACGGCAGCTATGGGAGCAGAACTTGACCGGCTTGCGGCCCGGTGTCTGCACCAGCGGTTTCCCGCAGCAACGGCAGCAGTTGGCATCCAGCTTTTCTTTTGTGTTGGTCTCCGCCTTAGTACCGGACAGTGCATTCCTTCGGCAGAAAGCGGACACCTGATTCTTTGTAAGACCGAGAGATTCAGCGATGGTGGCATAGCCGTATCCCTTTTCTCTGAGAAGATATATCTGTTGTTTCTGTTCGCTTGTCATAGCTTGCCTCCAATCTGAGGAAGTTCCTCACTACTAAATGGAGGCGATATAGCGGTTTGGCCGAAAAAAGATAAAAATATCTGCCTCCACTATCCAATGGAGAAGAGAGGCCTGTTTTGACGAAAAAATATGAAAAAGAGAGGGCCTGTAGGAGATAATTCCCACAGCCCCTGTGAAAAGGTGTGCCTTATAACTTCTTTGCAAAATCAAGAGAAATCCACCCGGATCCGGATTTGAGCTTGCCCCAGAGGGTAGCGCCTTCACCCTTAGTCTCCTGAACGATGGTAAAGATGCCCTTGCCAGTGAACTGACCGGTTCTGTCGTAGTTGGTACCCGGACCCTTGCGGATATTCAGATTGGCGATGCTGACCTGAACCTTATAGGAAGTGTCCTTGGAAGGAGTGGGTGCCGGTGTGGATGCTGCCGGGTAGACAACATTTCCAGAGGCATCAAAAACCTTGTAGCCAGAATTCTCGTCTACCTTTTTCTTGGCATTGTCCAGTACCTTATAAGCACCCAGCTGACTCTTGGCATCAGACCAAGACTTGCGGACACGGTACATCTGAGTTGCTGGCTTTTTGTTTTCAGCATCAGATGTGACTCTGGAAAGCTCTGCCGTAACCTTCGTAGCCAAATTTCCAAGTCTGGCATAGAGCCAGTTGCCAGGGCAGGATTTGTTGGCAAACCACCTGTGGACAGTGATCACCATCTCATCGGACTTTGGTGCATAATTCAGGGCATTGTTCTTATCCCCAAACCACAAAAGCTTCTTCTTGCCATTACGCTTGCAGATATCGGTGCAGAGCGAGATAAGGGAAGCATAGACCTTATCATTCATCGCATAAGGCTCCGACCTGTCAGAGGCACATTCGATGGTGATGGCTCTTTGGTCATTGGCATTAGAAGAGGAGCACCAGCTACGGTTTTTCTCTTCAACACATAAGGAGATTCGTCCGTCAGTGCCGATGCCATAGTTGCAGGAAGCCTGACGAGAAGGGCTGGTAAAGCATCCGCAGATGCTCTCAGCAGATAACTGACCGACCACGCAGTGTGGCGTGATGCGGTCGATGGAATGGGTTCTCTGTCCGGAGTGATTCGGACTGAGCTTGGTATAGGATACCAGGGAGCTGTTTGTATATCCCATTTTACTTATCCTCGCTTTCTGCTCTGTCATGGAGCTGTTCTAATACGATTTTGATTTTCTCCGGCACAGGCAGACCAAGATGAGCTGCGTTCTCCAGAAGGCTCACACCCTCATTGGAGATGTAGAAGAAAATCACTGCGGTTCTCAGCACACTGCCTGTTCCGATCACCTGCACATCCAGCACATTGGCAATGCCCACAAGCAGGAAAATCAGCACCTTTCGGCAGATGCCCTTAAAGCCGACCTCGCTGGAGAGGTTCTTGTCTGCAATGGCACACATCACCCCAGTGATGTAATCGATCACTACAAAGGCAAGCAGTGCGTAAAGCAGACCATCACAGCCGCCAAGGAAGTAGCCAAGCCACCCTCCGATCGCTGCAAATGCAAGTTGAATTGTGTTCCAGAATTCCTTCATAATATTTGTCCTCCTTAAAAAAACTCCTTGCACATTTTTCAGTGCAAAGAGCTTAACTTTATTACAGATGTATACTTCTATACCGTCCAGTGAATGGACGATCCTCTTTCCGTGTTCTATGCTATCTTCGAATACGGAGGGTTTTATAATGAACGCATTAGAAAATGTATATAATATCGGTTACCTCGATGGCAGAAACCATGTGTTGGCACTTATCGCACTTTGGAGCAAAAAGAAAAAGCCCGAAACGGTTCTTCATGCGCTCTCTAATAAAGAGACGCTTGAAGAAACACTCGAAGCCTTCGACCCAGGGTTCTTTAATAACTATGATGCTTATTTGGGACCTATTGATTAGCGTAGATTTCCATCATTCCTCTGTAATGGTGTATGTGATTTTCATAGTCTTATCTGCGGTCTTGATGACCGGAGTGCCGAGATTATTGATGGTGGCAAGGTAGGGAGTAATCAAGAACAGCTCCCGGTACAGATTGTAGACATTCGACCGAAAAATCCATTCGCGAAGTGCATATGTTTTATACCGTGCCATCTGATTTCTTCCCCAGGATGCGTAGCTTGCATCTGGCGTATCTCGTACATAGAGCTTTGGCTCGCCGTTCAGAAAATACCAGCCGTTGATTACGATGTCATCATCTACGATATAGGTCCACATGGTTGACGAGACATAGGTGATATTCGGTACCAGCTCAATGTTTGCTACATTGGTGGTATCAATGCGATACACCTGTTTGTCCGTATAGCACATGAGCCATTTTCCGCTCATGCCCAAGCTGTAGAATTCACTGATGCCACTTGGAGCTACGACTTTCTGCGTGGTGCATTTATCGCCATCAATACAATCCATGTACCACTCGTAATCCAGGTGAGTGTAGTAATCCCTGCCGTTGCTGGTGTAACTATATTTACGGTTTTCTCGCCTGACTAATCCATACCATTTTCCATCTGCAGCATGATACAGGTAGTTCCAGATTTCAGAATTATCGTTATATGGTTCCTCCGTTCCATCCTTCTGTCCTCCAATGTAGTGGCAGTAGGAAGGGTAATGGTTCAGCTCAATCGTGGTTTCCTCATCGGCCTCTGTGGTCATTCTTGTCAGCGGCCGATCAACGAGCGCTGCATGAAGATAATCATCATGAATCTTTCGAAGCGTGGCCTGCGTAGAGTTATTGTAAGTGGTCATTTCCAGGCGATAGCCCTCACCGATATAAACGCGCTTGTTTCCTCGCATACAGTAAGGCTTATATTTATCCTGAACATTTGCTGACCAGGTACCAATTCTGACCATGTAGTTACCGGCATATTGCGTTCCTTTTCCAGCCAGCGTGTTGGAAAGGCAGATAGCAGAAATCGTTCCATTTGCCTGCGAGGTAGCAAAGTCCCAGACAAAGCGATACCCGCCATCCACTTCCTTGCTCTCGGTGAGGTTCCGGCTGCCTCGCCGGATATCATCTGTGTTATTGGCGTCATCCGAGGCATAGCCGATCAGCGGATTATTCAGCGGAGCGTAGATATTGTCTACACGCTCCTCAAGTGCATTCTGATATAAAAGGATGCCGCCCATGATGTTTTTCTTAAGCGGCAGCATCCAATCATCTCCAGTGGAACCATTAAATGTGGTGTTGTTATAAAGCATTCCTTTAATGTTGCAGTTCAGAACATCCATCGCGGCTTCCGTCACCAGGTTTGTGTCTTCGTAGCGCTCTTTTTTGCCGGTATGGACATCTGTAAGTTCGATTACACTTTTTCCTTTCAGCATCGTCATTCCTCCGTATTCAAATAGTCGGTTGTGATGGACTTGAGATATCCGTCTGCACCGCTGATGATAAATCGATATTTTAGCTGCCCGGTAGTTGCTTTCTCCGCCCAGGAATCCACACTGATGGCTTCGAGAGCAGCCTTCGACATTCCGGATTTCTCCTCGGACAGCTTTGCCCACACTGCATTGATGCAGTTCCACCAGCTTGCTCCATCATCAAAGGAGACAGCAAACAGCACCTCGTCCGAGCAGTCAGCCGTTACCTTTTCAATGCCGAGAATCGTGGAATCCGACATATCAATATTTTCGGAATAAAGCACCTGCGGAATCGGTACTCCCGTGTAGATTACCTTCATGTCTGGGAAGAGATTCTCGGAATCATGCCAGTAAAGGATGGTCGGATTGTGCAGCGTGATGAGAAGCTTCCCATCTGGGATATCCTGCACACCACGCATCTCAAAAAGCTCTGCTGTGAGGTTGGTTTCCTCCAGTTTAATAAGAGCATTTTCTCCTACGGTATACAGTGCGCCATCGGCATCTGAGATGAGATACCTTCGATTGTATGGATCAAGAAAAACAGGCGCATGATCCACGTATTCGAAGCTGTTTCCAGATGTATCCTTCGGCTTAAAAGAGATGATCTTTCCGGTAAGGGCCGTAAAGGAAAGCGTGCCATCCCCGGTAACCAGACTGGAATCTGCCAAGTAACTGCTGCTCGTTGGAATCGTGTCAAAGGAGACACAGATTTCTCCTGTATCGAAAAGAATTGCATCCCAGGTCATCCGAGTGGCATCGATTCGATTGCTGTGTACGGAGTAGCCTTCCCAGCGGATACGAAGGAACTTGTAGGTTCCCCAGATCGTTCCCTCTTCTCTTCGAAGCGTCATAAGATCGGTATCCCTGCGGACGATTTTCAGCTGCTCCGTATTTTCACCAAAGCCGATCCAGGAGTTGCCGCTGACGTAAAGGGTAGAGGCTGTTTTTCCTTTGTATTGAAACCAGTCAACGCCTTTCACGGTATCGGTGCCATCATCCTGCAGAGAATTATTTCGAAGGATCTCCATGTGTTCTGTGTTCTTTAAAAGATCATCGATAGTTCCATAATCAAACATTGCTTACCTCCAGTTCTGTTATTTCGGCCATGTTTTGAAGTCCAAGTGAAAATGCAGCAAGCCGTCCCCGGTCGATTTCCTGATCCTGTCCGGAAATGCGTGTATTGAAGGACTTCTTCAGCTTTACGAGACCATCGGTAATCTCAGTAAAGCTATTCAGCGGAAGGTCAGCAGCATACAAAACCTTCATATTGATAAAAGGAAGCGTATCAAATGGCAGAATTGCAAGGTCAGTCAGACTATCAAAGTTTCCTGTCGGAATCACAAGCTTCAGCATCCGACCACGATCAAGGCGGACATTGCTATTTCCAGAGAGAACATACTCTTTACGAAGTTTGAAGACGTCATCATCAAGGACATATTCCTTTTGGTAATGCATCTTTTTTTTATCAGCGGTTTCTACCACATCATGTACAATCGGTGCAAAGAGGCGAAGTGAGTCCTTCATGGACCGCATCGGCATTCCGGTTAAGGAGATAGATGCCACGTGGTCATTTAATCCTGTCTTTTTCGGAGCAAGGAAATGTACCGTAACAGCATCATGCAGCGTATGCGTTGCCATAGAGGAAAGAAGAATCTTCTTCATGGTATCGTCTGCCGCGATACGTCCATCCCAGCGTTCCTGCACACCAAGTCCCTGTCCAGTAATCGTTGCCATGATATTTTGTGCCTCGATATGCCCGGTTCCATTTTGCATGGAGATCAGCACCTCGAAGGTATGGAGCTGATTTGCCGTAAGGCCGATGATCGGGTAATAGAGCGTCAGGAGATGCTTGCCGCTGAGCCAGGATTCCTTCGGGTGGAATTCCTCAACCTCATGACCATCCAGCACATAGAAAACGGAGAGTGCAGTTTTTCCGTCCTCGTTCCAGGAGAGTGGAAAGGAAATCACCTTCTTGTTTTCAACTTCGTTTCCCTCGTCATCTGTAGTTGTTCCGAGGTCAATGGTCGTTTCTGCAGTAAGCGTTCGCGTATCAGGATTGCTTTCCACTTCCATGATCGCCTGGGCATGAAATTCCGCATTGGTCTCATCACCGGATGCAAACTCCATGTTGATGATGGACAGCTTTTCTTCTCCGGCATCCAGTGCCAGGGCATTGGTGAAGGTGTAGATGCTGAGCTTCGTTTCACCAATGGAGCTGATTAATCCACTGATGTTCTTATCATTTTTACTTTTTGCTGCAGCAAGTCTTGGGTTCTTGCCGACGCATTTCACTGTCTGCTTTCCATTGATTTTTGTGTAGATAGAAGTGATTGCAGATTGCTTGGTTTCATCTGCATGGCCGCCGGTAAAGCGGAGCACATCTCCCAAGTCCAGCGCAGGATTGCCGATGGTTTCTGAATCAAAGGGTACATATTCTACAGTCGAAACAACATCGAGAATTGTGTTAATGATTCGTTTCCTCGTTTCTTCCAAGCCAAACTGCAGAAGCGGATTTACACCAAGATTCATCGTCAGTCCATCATCCGGATCCTTCGCATAGTATTCCGCTGTTTCCGTCTTTTTGTTGGTAGAGCTGACTGCTGTGTAGCGAGTAACGAAATCGGAAAAGCTGCTGCTGAACCGATGACGAATATCAATGGCCATGACTGGCGTGCTCCCGTAAGAGGTCAGAGAGAGCTTTCCATAACGATCAATGACCGCAAAGCATCCGAGTGTCTGTGCAAGGTAATAGAGAAAATCACGCCACGATTCGATGTCATTATCCTGATAGATGCCAAGCAGCTCCGTGCCATTTGGCAAAGCCTCGATTTCTTCCTTTGTTTGTGCAAGCTCCACATGGCAGGCCTTCGATAACAGAGAAAGAAATTCATAGGGATAAGCACTGGAAAGACCTTTATTGAAGGATTTATCCAGATTCAGCATTCCATCATAGGCTTTCAGCTCCAGTGTTTTGATACGCCGATTGGCTTCGGCCACATAGAACACACCCATCGGAATGCTCTCCGTACTGCCATCGTCAAGCAGCAGATGAAACCAGAGCTTGATTTCTGCGCCGTCCAGGGTGTATCGGTCGATATCACAGAACAGGCTGATGCCAAGCTCTGCGGCATACACTGAGCCAAGCTCAATCTCAGAGTTTCCGCAGCACTGCCTGGAAATATATCCGCTGCCTTTTACGATATCCTCATTTCCAAATTCATAAGTTTTCTTATCACTGGTGGTGATCGTGCCGGTCCAGTAATATTTTCTTGTGTTGCTTTTGATTGCCTGCATAAAGGCATCCGATACTGGATACACAGCACCACCTCCATTAAAATTCATTCAGCGTAAAGCTCACTGCCCACAGTCCTTTATAGGAGGTGTCTTTTTTGAGCTTCGCCTTAAATCCGCTGATATACATTTCTGTTTCTTTTTGGGATAAATTCTCGGTATCAAAATATTGAACCGTCAGCTTTGGCAGCTTGGAATATGCTGTAAGCTTTTTGAGCCATGCGGGTGACACTGAAAAGGACACTCCGATTTTTACTACACCGTTTCGCACCACATCCCTCTGCGTAGTTCCGGCTTCTGTTTCTCCGCTGGAATCCGCTTCAACATCGGAAAGGTCGATATCGTAGGAATCCGGCAGAGGAAGGTCAGTGCCGTTGAAAGTCAAATATTGCATAAATGCCATCGTTACCGACCTCCGCTTCTAAGATTTGCCCGCTGCTGGGCATTGACAATGACTTCATCCAGCATCGTACCGCCAAGATAAACTGGAATTACGATGTCTCCGGTCTGACCAGTTACACCAGCGAGGCCTTCACGAATTGCTGCAGTGATACCAGAGAGGGTATCGGCTGTTCCAACAGATGTAGTGGCTGTAGCAGTTTCCATTCTTCCAATTTGCGGATTGATCACCAAGTTCGCGGCTACTCCATCCATTGCCTTTGCCACAAGGCTCTTACTCTGTTCGATGCCTTTTGCAAGTCCGGCCATGAAGTCTGGCATCCAGGATTCATAATCCGTGAGTGGTCCTTCATCCGGTACGGAGAAGTGCAGTACGGAGCGAATCTTGTTTGCCACACCATTTACCGCATCGGTTACCGCGCCAACAGCCGACCTGATACCATTCACGATACCCATGATAAGGTCGCGTCCCCAGCTGAATGCCTGAGAAGCAAGACCTTTGACGTAGCTGACGGCACGTTCAAATCCAGAATGGATCACGTTATAAATCTGACCGATGATGCTGCCGACAGCCGACTTTACGCTATTCCAGATGGAAGAAACCGTGTTCTTAATGGTATTCATCACACCAGAGATATAGCCGCTGATGCTGTTCCAGATACTCGTCACAACACCCTTGATGGCATTCAGCACGGACGTTACAACCGATTTGATAGCATTCCAGACCGTCGTAAAGATGGACTGGATCGTGGTCAACACCGTAGTCACCACAGTCTGAATGGCCGTCCAGATTGTCTGGAAAAAGCTCTGCAGTGCAGTGAGAAGCGGAGTCAGGAAGGCAACAATGGAATTCCAGATCTCCTGGATTTTTGTGCTGATTGCATCCATCGCCATGCCGATCAGGATCTGAATAGCCTGAAAGATGGTTTCAAACAGATACCGAAAGGCTTCGAGCAGCGGGCCGAAAACCGACACAAATCCGTTCCAGATATTCGTGATTGTATCGACGATACCCTGCACAATGCCACCGACGGTCGTGCTGATTGCAGTCCAGATGGAAGAAGCAGTTGTAGCAATGCTCGTCCAGATACCGGAAAGAAACGTTGCAATACCAGAGACGATGCTTCCAATCGTATCGGAGATTGCTTGCCACACCGTACCGGCAAGTGTTTTGATGTTCTCCCACAGGCTAGAGAGGAAGGTTCCGATTTCCGTCCAGTGTTCTTTGACCACTATGACAAGGTTTGCCACTGCAAAGACAATGGCAGCCACCACGCCTGCAACCAGTGCCGGAGCACCAAGAATGACCGCTCCAACCGCAGCAAGGGCGATGCCAACGCCCATCAGGATATCCTTTACTACGGAGAATCCGTTCTGGAACATATCAATGAAGTTTTTTACAGCGGTGATAGCACCACCGATTACAAGGCCAATGCCGGAGAACACCTTCAGCACGGCACTGATTCCGGAGGTCGCTGCACCGATGCCCTTGATGGCTCCCGTGACCGTATTCACGGCACCTGCAATCTTCGGTGCCATCGTCATGATAGAGCCGATTGCACTCATGATCTTTCCAACAAAGATAAGGACCGGTCCAAGAGCAGCCACGAGAAGTGCCACCACGAGGATGATCTGCTTCACTGGCTCTGGCAGTTTATTGAGAAAGTCCACCAAGCCCTGCAGAGCCGATACCAGAGAGCGGATCGCAGGCATCATGAGATCTGCAAAGGAAATGGCGAGCTCCTGAAGTTGAGATTTCAGAATCGTAAGCTGACCACTTAAGTTGTCCTGCATGGTTTCTGCCATCTTCTCAGATGTGCCATCACAGTTCTTGATCGCGCCTTCTAGCTTTGAAATGTCCCCAGGTGCGGAGTTCATAAGAGCAAGGAAGCCGGACATGGCATTCTTTCCGACCAGTGCTTCTGCATTGGAGGCCTTTTCAGAATCGGAGAGCTGCCCGAAGGCGGACCGGCAGTCTGCAAGGATTGCCGTGAGACTTCGCATCGATCCATCGGCATTGGTGGTTGCAATCGTCACATCTCCGATGGACTTGCCGAAGAGCTTCACCTCGCCAGTAAGGTTGTTCATGATGGTACGAAGAGAAGTACCGGCCTGTGTAGATTTGATGCCAGCATTCGCCATAAGACCGATGGCCTCTGCGGTATCCTCTGCAGAAAATCCAAGCGCACCCGCAATCGGAGCACAGTATTTGAAGGTTTCACCCATCATACTGACAGTCGTATTTGCATTAGAGCTTGCCGCTGCAAGGATGTCCGCGAAATGCCCGGAGTCCTTGGCGGTGAGTCCAAATGCGGTCAGTGCATCGGTTACTATATCCGATGTGGTGGCAAGGTCCTCACCAGATGCCGCAGCAAGATTCATGATGCCTTCGATACCATCCAGCATGTCGGAGGTTTTCCATCCGGCCATCGCCATATAGTTCATGGCATCTGCAGCCTCGGATGCTGAGAACTTTGTTTTCGCACCCATCTCGCGGGCCTTTGCACGGAGCTTGTCGAAATCCTCTCCGGTTGCACCGGACACAGCGGCTACCTGGCTCATAGAAGAATCGAAATCGGAGGCTGTTTTTACTGCAGCAACGCCAAGAGCTGTAACTGCAGCAGAGGCAGGAAGGAGCTTTTCACCAGCAGAGGAAACTTTATCGCCTGCAGATTTCAGGCTTTCACCAGCAGTAGCAATCTTCTGCACAGCAGTGGCAGACTGATTTGCCTGTGCTTCCAGCTTTTTGAGATCTTCTTCTGTTTCGATTATTTCTCTCTGAAGCGCATCGTATTGTTCCTGCGAGATATTGCCATTGGCAAGTGCTGTGTTTGCCTGTTCAGCCGCCGTTTTTAGCGTGGTCAGCTTATCCTTAGTTTCGGACACCGCGTTAGAAAGGAGCTTCTGCTTCTGCGCCAGCAGATCCGTATTGCCGGGATCAAGCTTCAGCAGCTTTTCGACATCCTTCAGCTGTGCCTGGGTATTCTTGATTTCTGAATTGACACCCTTTAAGGCTGTCTGTAGTTTGGTGGTATCGCCGCCGATTTCAACGGTGATACCCTTGATTCTGCCTGCCGCCATAGCGCACCTCCTCTCTGCAAAATGGGCATAAAAATTGCCCGACATTGCTGCCGAGCGTTAAAATAAATCGAAATCTTTTTGCGTAGCGATCTGCGCATAGCCTTTGTACTCATCATTGCTGCTTTCTGCGTACATATCGTTCACCATCCCGATTGTGAGCAAGTCAAGATCCTGGATGGAGATGCCGAGCTGTACGCAGCGGAGCAGAAACAATGGCGTGGTCATCGGCCGGTCAGTTGCGTGAAGTTTTTTTTAGACTCTACATCCGTCTGGACATTTAAGCCCCAGAGCTCGATGATTTTCGGAAGCACCTGGTAGATGGAGAAGGTGCTGAACTCATCAAGCCATTCCTCCGGGCTGTCCGGGATGGTGGGATCTGCATGCTTTGCCATGATGTAGGCGATGTTCTCGAACATCTCAAGAGAAAACATATCGAGGTGAGAGGAACCTTCATCACCGTTTCCGACAGCCTTTCCAAGCGCATCGAGATCCTTATAGATATCTCGGTGAAACTTGATACGATAAATACGCGGAATGGCGGCAGATGCCTTGAAAGGCACCTGCTTTCCGTCAATCTCAATCTTCTGAATCATACTCATAATCCAATCACTCCTTTACTGCCTTCGCAGGCTTCGCTGCAGACTGCGACTGCGTTGCGGCATCGCTCTCTGCCACAGGCACATAGACCGCCTTGTACCAATCAGCATAGGTGGTAGCATCCGTGGTATTTCCGGTCTTTGCTTTCACCATACCATTCGCAAGCGGCACCGCCTTCAGGGACAGCTTCTCCGTCTGTACTTCCTTGGAATCCTCATTCGTTTTTCCTTCGATGCCGGGACGGGAAGCGGAGCAGTTATACAAAACATGACGGATGTGCTTCTGGTCGCCATCAAACTCGAACAGGAGCGCAAATGCTGCAAGCTCCACCTCCGAGTTTTCAATCAGCACTCCCTTGGAATCCAATGTTTCCTTCAGTACGTCCGTGCGGAAGGACTCCGGAATCAATGCAAGCTCCAGATCTCCGTCATAGCCACAGTTATTATTGATCACGTAATACACACCGCCATCCGCGTAAAAGTTTTCCGGCTCACCATTTGCATCCAGTGAGATCGATACGGAGCCCGGCATCGGGACCGGGGTTCCGAAGGTGGGCGTACCATCCTCGCCAATAGTAAGGAGCGCATAGTGCGTATTCTTCAGGTTGAATTTCACCTTATTTGCTTTTTCAGCCATCGTTAATTTACCTCCATTTCAAATGAATACAGGACTTCGTAAAGCTTCTCTGATTCGATCCAAGTCTCGGATTTTTCATAAAAAATGCCATGCTGATCGAGCACGGCTTCTATACGCTGTTCTGCCGACAAGTCCTTACAGTCGGTATACAGTTCGATATGAATTTCATTGATCTTATAGTAGACCTGTCCGTCTGCCGCGAAGTTGTCACTGTTCGGCGTAAGATAACAAATAAACGGCGGATCTGGGCTTTCTCCCTCTGTAAAGTGGTCGTAGGCAAAGGGAAGGCCTATTTTATTCATGATTTCGATTAACTTCCCCATGTGTTATCCTTTCAGGGCCCTTTCAATTTCATGCTCCAGTGTATCAATCGCCTTTTCTTCCGCTGGTGCGATATGAGGCCTGGCGGCAACACGACCACCACCTCGCTTTGCATGACCAAATTCCAGAAGGTGGGCCAGTTGATAGCGGTTTTTAGAATGCACCACAAGCTCCAGAGAATTGGAGGTTTCCTTTTGCGTTTTCACAGCCCAGCTCTTTGCGTATTTCCCGGTGTCCTTTGGAGCAGTTGCAGCAATCTCATCCTTGACGGTTTTACCAGCCTTGCGGACCGATGCTTTTAGGTCATCCGTTGTAAGGCTGGCATATTCCTCAAGCCCCTCCATAATCGCATCCGCCATCTGACCAATGCTTACCCGATCGGTTGCCATCGTTAGCGCCTCACTTTCTGACAGGAGAGTTTGATGCATTTTTTCTTGTAGCTCATGTGGTCGATGGCTGTGATGTCATAAAGCGTATCGTTAAACTCCACACGATAATGCGTGGAATCTAAGACGGCAGCCTTCTTGCACCACCGGATAGTAAAATCGACCTTCGTATTGTCTACAATCATTCCAGCATCAGTATCTTCCTTGCCTGCCTCAGCACTTACCGTTGCATAGCAGCTGTAGTAGGGTGCCCAGCTTGTTTTATGGTTTCCGATGGCATCTACAGTTACTTCATTTTTGGTAATGAAGATGCGGACATTTAAAAGTTCAATGTTCATCAGAAGACCTCCTTTCTGGCACCGAATAGCAGAGAGCGCAGTGTAAGCGTCAGTGCGTGATGATCTGCTTCCTCTCGGTGCTCGTACAGGTATGCAGCGGTATAAAAAATGGCAGCCTTGGCATTTTCACAAGCAGAAAGCTCGTTAAGATTCTCTGTGCGAAGGATATCCATGCAGATTCTTGTTGCAGCAGCGATTAGAGTTTCGATGAGAGCATCGTCATCATCAAAATCCACTCGCAGATAGTTCTTCATTTCTTCCAGTGTAATGAGCATTTCTCATCGCCTCCATTCTTTAGGATATGGTAAGGGTAGCGCCATTCATCACAAATGACGCCACCTTTCATTCAGACTACCTTAGGCCTTGGTAGCTTTTGCACTACCGGTGATGGTAAGAATCTGCACAGCCTCTGGAAGGATGAGCTTACCATCCACACGTTCCTTGGCCACATAGCCGATCATGCCATTTCCAGCAAAGAGCTCTGTGAGCTGCTTGAAGGAACGAGTACCACGATCTCCGATGTTGTAGTAGCTGTAATCACCGAAGGCAATCTTACCAGCAGGGCAGAACGGAGAAGTGTAGACATCATAGCCCAGGAGCTTATCCGGCTCCCCAGCCACAAGAGAAGGCTGCCACATATAGGCACCATTGTTGTCCTTGAGCTGGCGGATAGAAGCGATGGTCTGATCGTTCATGATAAACTTTGCATTCTTACGGTAAGGACGCTTCAATGCGTACACAAGCTTAATCACATCATCGGCGGTAAGAGAAGCTGTGGAAATGGCTGCAGTGCCACCACCGGTCGCAGCAAAAAGACCCAGTGGTTGACCAACACCGGAACCATTCAGGAAGGCATCTTCCTCAGCATTAGCAAGAGCCTTACCGAACATGTCAATGATGTAGCTTTCCAGGTTAAAGGCATTGTCGTAAAGAAGCTCCTCGGTTACCTTGATGGCAACATGCAGCTTGTGGGCATCCAGCAAAATCTGGTCGAAGGTTGCATCACCGAAGCTGAGTGCGCCACCCTCCTCGATCCAAGCTGCTGCAGGCTTAGTTGCTGCAATGTTGATCTTGTGCTCACCGGATGTAGTAATCTTGTGACCAAGCTTACGCAGGATGTTCTCCTCGGTAAGGACATCAACCAGGCGATGGTCGTACTCATCCGGTACCAGATAACCACCATCTGCGTCCACACCTTCCTGCAGTACGTTCGAGATCTGCTTGAAGTTAGAACGAAGGGCAGTGAGCATTCCGGCCTTATAGGCATCAGAAGCACGACCGGTCTTTGCAGGCTTCTCAGCTGCAGTAACAGGCTTAGAAGTGAGAGGAGTATTTACCGGCTTGGAAAGCTCGGCATCCAGTGCCTCCTGGCGCTCCAGACGAGCGATTTCCTTGCCAAGGTCTGCGATATCCTGTTCCATCCTGGTATAGGTTGCATCGTCCTCGGCAGTGAGGGTACCCTTCTCGGTACGATGAGAATCCAGAAATGCTTTAGCAGCATTCCATGCGTTGTTACGCTTTTCGCGAAGTTCATTAATCGTCATAGTAGTATTACCTCCATTAAATGTGTTGTTTGATAAGATTCAGGCGCTCCATGAGACTGTCTACAGAGCGCTCCGAAATAGCAGGTTCAGCAGGTCTTGTCGGGATATGACATTTGGCTGCCAGCTTCTCGATAAGAGAGTTGGTGACAGCTGCGCGAGAGAAAGAAGCAGAGGCGGCAGGAAGAGAAACAGCTTCATCCTGCGCATCGCGCTTCATAACTTCATCTGCAAAGCCAAGCTCAATGGCCATATTGGCATTCATCCAGGTTTCAGCATCCATCAGATGAGAGAGCTTTGCTCGACTTAGACCGGTCTTAATCTCATAGGCATTGATGATGGATTCCTTGACTTCCTCCAGCATGGCGATGGCCTTTTGCATCTCTGCTGAATCACCGAAGGCCATCGTGGCCGGGTTATGGATCATCAGCATGGATACAGGGGACACCATTATCTTGGTACCGGCCATTGCAATGACCGATGCAGCGGAAGCGGCAATACCATCAATCTTGACGGTAACGTTGCCTTTATAATCCATCAGCATGTTGTAGATCTGGGCAGCTGCAACACAGTCACCACCTGGTGAATTGATCCAGACAGTAATATCGCCAGAGCCACTTAAGAGCTCCTCCTTAAAAAGAGCCGGTGTGATATCGTCATCAAACCAGCTTTCCTCGGCGATGGTTCCGTTCAGGAACAGTGTTCTTGTTGTCACCGTTTCCTGCGTCTCCTGATTCGTCTGTCTCTGATTTTTCCAGTTCCAGAATTTCTTCATTGAAATCGTCCTCCTTTCCAGCAGCAGAAGAGGCTGCAAATATTCCTGCATCTTCGAGCTTGGTCATGTTGCCGTTGATGAGATATAAGCCACCACCAAGCTCCGCTGGGATGCGGTCCAGGTTTTCAAGCTCACGGATATCATTTGCAGACATCCAGCCGTTCTGTCTTGCCGTAGCGTAACCGTTCATACGGCTTTGATAATCGCCACGTAAGAGGCCGTCGACATTGAACTTTACAAAATAAGCAGCCTTCTCCGATTCAGATAGAAGGGCACGATTGATGGACTGTTCCCAACGGACAATCCAAGGTTCCAAGGTGTACTTCACAAATTCGAGAGATTGCTGCTCAATATTAGAAAAGCTCGACTTCTCCAGGTCTCCTACCATATGAGGAGGAACTCTGAAGATTCGAGCGATTTCATCAATTTGAAATTTACGTGTTTCAAGAAACTGCGCTTCATTCGGGCTGATAGAGATTGGCGTGTAATGCATACCTTCCTCTAAAATTGCAATCTTATGAGAATTGCTGCCGGAGAAGCCCTTGTTCCAGCTTTCGCGGATGGCATCCGGATTCTTGACGGTGCCAGGAAATTCCAGCAGACCTCCGGGAGTAGCTCCATTTGCGAAAAACTTAGCGCCGTATTCCTCTGTGGCGATGGAAAGGCCGATGGCATTCTTAGCCATGGCAATCGGCGAGTAACCAACCAGTCCATCAAATCCGAGGCCTGGTACATGAAGTACATCGGATGGCCTGAGCGTCACAGTTCCAGCTTTCATGGTTTGGGCATCCGACTCCTGCATCTGATATTGATAGTAGAGGTGTCCGTGCTCATCCCGATCCACGGTCATGCGGTTAGGCATCAGCGGATAGAGCCCGATGACCTGACCTTTACCGTTGCGAATAATCTGCGCATAGGCATTGCCATACAGTAACAGGTGTGTCATCAGCGTTTCTCGAAAGACAAAGGAGGTCATTTCCGGGTTGGGCTCATCATGCAGGATTTTATACAGTGGATGAGAGAGGGCTTTTTCCTTGCTGCCGGATTCCTTATATTGATAAAGATGTACCGGCAAGCATGCGATGGATTCCGATAGAATTCTTACGCAGGCATACACAGCAGTCATCTGCATGGCAGATCGTTCGTTGACGGCCTTGCCGGAGGTGGTGCCACCAAAGAAAAAGCGATAGCCGGAGCCGTTTAGGCTGTTCGTCGGCTTATCGCGGGATTTAAAAAGTCCACTAAGTATATTCATCAAAACCTCCAATTCCCTGATTGATGCCTTCACGCAGCACAATCAGTCCAAGCAATAGTAGTGTGATCATCATTTTTCCTTTAGATAAACAAAATGCCTCTGTCATCGTAGACAGAAGCACCGGCGTCATTGCCGCAGCGAATCGCGCGGTCTAGTCCCATGATGGTGGCAATCGCACCATCAATCTTTTCTGTAGATTTTTCTTTGTCGGCCTTAATATTTCCGGCGGGGTCTGTACGGATGTAGATGTTATCCATCATCCAGCGAAGCACTGGATGCCCGCCATGCGCCAGACGTTCCTCCAGAGTCAGCTTCATGAGCTCCTTGGTAGGAGGGCTCATATCCTTAAAGCCCTGGCCGAAAGGAACCACCGTAAAGCCCATGCCCTCCAGGTTTTGTACCATCTGGACTGCTCCCCAGCGGTCGAAGGCAATCTCACGGATGTTGTATTTCTCACCCAGGTGCTCGATGAATTTTTCGATGTAGCCGTAGTGGACGACGTTACCCTCTGTGGTTTGCAGGAAGCCCTGTCTCTCCCAGACATCGTATGGCACGTGATCACGACGAACTCGTAGCTCAAGCGTATCCTCCGGTACCCAGAAGTATGGGAGAATGGCGTATTTGTCATCCTCATCCTGGGGCGGAAATACCAGCACAAAGGCTGTGATATCCGTAGTGGAAGAGAGGTCCAGACCGCCATAGCAGACACGTCCTTCCAGCTCATCCGGGTTGACTGCAAAGGAGCAGGCATCCCATTTCTCCATCGGCATCCAGCGGACCGCCTGCTTTACCCATTGATTTAAACGAAGCTGTCGGAAGGAGTTCTCTTCTCCAGGATTTTGCTTGGCTGACTCACAGGCGGCCTTCACCTTATCAATACCGACTGTAATACCAAGAGAGGGATTTGCTTTCTTCCAGACCTTCGGATCCGTCCAATCATCAGATTCGTCTGCACCATAAATCACCGGATAGAAGGTAGGATCAATCTTCCTGCCTTCCAGGATATCCTTGGCTTTCTGATGGGTTTCATAACAGATGCTGTTGGTGTCTGTTCCAGCAGTGGTGATGAGAAAATACAGTGGCTGCATTCTGGCATCTCCGGAGCCCTTGGTCATAACATCAAAGAGCTTTCGGTTGGGCTGAGTGTGGAGCTCATCAAAGACAACACCGTGGATGTTAAAGCCGTGTTTGGAGTAGGCTTCTGCAGATAGTACCTGATAGAAGCTGTTGGTTGGTGTGTAGATGATACGCTTCTGAGAAGCAAGAATCTTCACACGCTTGTTGAGCGCCGGACACATACGTACCATATCTGCGGCAACATCAAAAACAATGGTTGCCTGCTGACGGTCAGCGGCACAGCCGTAAACCTCAGCACGCTCCTCACCATCACCGCAGGTAAGAAGCAGGGCTACAGCAGCTGCAAGCTCAGATTTTCCCATTTTTTTAGGAATTTCCACATAGGCGGTATTGAACTGACGGTATCCATTTGGTTTCAGCGTACCGAAGAGATCCCGGATGATCTGTTCCTGCCAGTCAATCAGCTCGAAGGGCTTACCGGCCCAGGTGCCCTTGGTGTGGCAAAGGCATTCGATGAAGTTCACCGCATAATCCGCAGCATCCACATCATAGTGAGAATCCTTTGCTTTGAATTTGGTCGGTTTATATTTTTTTAGTTTTCGCAATGCCGTCACTCCCTTCAAAATGGCAATAAAAATAGCCGCCACCATCAATGGTGCGACTTCGTATACGAGGAACAGAGCCGTCCGGCTCCGTCCTGACCTTATGCAGGATTTTGTTTAGTTGTTTTCGTTCAGCAGAATGCAAAGGGCGAGGTTCGCTTCTTCGCAGGTGGGTTCGATGTCCCAGCCTCTATCATAGTTGGCGATGATTTCGCCGTCCAGCTTGAGCATCAGCTTGCTGATTTTCCCACCGTTGATGCCGAACTCGCTGCCTTCCTCATAGACCTTAATCCAATAGTGGACTGCCTTGCGGCCGCCGTCTTTCTTAGGGATGCCAATGGTTCCTTCTTTCCACATATCCAGCACCTCCTTAGTTCAAGCCGAAAAGGTAAGCATGTACCTTTTCATACTCATCGCTCATGAAGGCTTTGTGCTGGCTGTTGATTTCAATCAGGCCCGCCAAGGTGCATCCGGCTTTCTGGAAAAGCCATGCGGTTTCAACTGCGCTGCTCCAGGTGGAAGAGAAGGTGAAGGCTTCAATGCCGTATTTCTTCATGCAGGCCACCAGGCCTTCGACTTCGTCATCGCGGATGGTGTCGTTCAGGTCGATGTACTCGTTGCCGCAGTCCTTGGCGGTTTCATAAGCGCTCCAGATGCGCTGCTCTGTGCTACTTAAGCCATCAAGCTTTGCGGTTGCCTGCTTGTAAATGGCTCTTGCTGCATCCTGCTCAGCCGTGTTAGTTGCTGCGGCGTAAGCCTTTTTTGCTTCCTGGATTCCTCTGTAAGCTTCTTCAAAAATGTTCATCATGGTGTGTGCCTCCTTGTTTTCTTTTGGTAGTACATATATCACTCTGAAAGCACATAATAGCAAGCTGATTACGGACAATATATGTACCAAAGATCGGCTGCTATATGGAGGAGAAAACTGTGTATATTACAGCTTTTTCACTCGGTCGACACCGTAGATGACGTTCAGGCCGGAGCCGTTGTCCCACCTCACCATGAGGCTACCAGTGTCGTCCACGCCGTAGACGGTTCCTTTGGTACCGACCGGAGGAGCCTGAACATCCTCCATCTGGAGAAGCTCCACCCGTGTGCCAGCTGGGTAGGTCTGGCGCAGGTGTTCGATAATCGCCTTATTCGGAAATCGCATCGTCAGCCACCTCCTCAGTCACTTTCTTTGCACCGGACTTGAAGGCGGCGCTGCCGGTCAGGTTCTTCAGGAGTACCTTGCGGTAGGTCTTGTATTCGTTGCCGATGAAGCCAAGGCGAAGGAGGAAGCAGCGGAAGGCGTACTTCTCATTGTCAGTAGGCTTTTC